AACTACATGGCATACACAAAGCCACGCGTTGATACAAATGTTACAGCCGGACAATATCTAAATGCACAGGTTCGCGCTATTCAAGGCGATACAGATGCACGCGATTTAGTAGCAGCATTACAAATTGCAACAGTATCTGAGAATACCGGATCTGTTCCACCAAATTATCTACGCGATGCAATTGGAATTATTGATGCATCTCGTCCATTCATTGATTCAATCGAGCGCGCTCCACTTCCTGCAACAGGAATGAAGATCTTCACACCTGTATTGGGAACACAAGCAACAGTTGCACAAACTGCTGAAGGTGCTGAGTTTTCATCAACAGATACAACTGTTACATACCAAGAAGATACAGTAGTTAAGTTCGCTGGTGCTAACATTGTAAATGTTGAATTGTTTGATCGTTCTGCTATTGATGGTGGATCATTTGCTGATTTATTAGTTCGTGAGTTAGCAGCATCTTACGCACAAAAGACAGATGCTTATGCATTAGGTCTTGCACGCGATGCAGCAGTAGCTTCAACTGGAGCATCAATTTATGCAGCAATTGCTGATGGTATTGCTGATTCATATGAGGTAACTCGCTCAACTCCAAATCGTCTATGCGTTGCTCCAACAGCAGCTGGAACAGTTAGCTTCACAGGCTTACTTTCAGCAGTTGATGGTTCTAACCGACCTCTATTTGCAGCAGCGCTTCCACAGAATGCTGGCGGTCTAATTTCTCAAGGTTCAACTCAGGGAACAGTCGCAGGACTTTCACTTGTTGTTGATCCAAACTACACAGGCGATAAGTTTGCATTGGTTTATCCATCAAATGCAATGCGCTTCCATGAGTCACCAAGAATCGAACTTCGTGCCAACATTGTTGCGAACGGACGTATCGAGATTGGTGTTTATGGTTATGTTGCAGTAGTTAATCGCTACCCAACAGCATTCCGCAAACTAACAGTTTCTTAATTTAACTGAGTGCCTGAGGTTGCTCCCGATCTCAGGCATCCTTTAAGGGAGAGTAGAGAGGAAGGTATTTCATGCCTAGCATTATTTCGGCCACCGAGTTAAGAGCCGTGCTTGGGGTATCTTCCGCTCTCTACAATGACACTTATCTAAATGGCATAATAGATACAAGTGAAAACACAATTTTGCCAATGTTGGTTACATTCAAAAGCCCAATTCAAAAAGTGTCGCTGACTGATAATGTCGCCACTTTTACTACACTAGGAATTCATGAATTTACAGCAGGACAATCAGTTGTCATCACAGGATGCGGAAGTCCATTCAATGGAACAAGAACAATACTTGACTCAGATCTTGGCGCATATACCTTCCAAGCTGCAATCACTAATGCCGATGTCATCGAAGCAAATGTTATTCCATCTGGAGTCGCGACTTTATCTGGAGCATCAACTTATGTTGGAAACGAGTCTGTTCGATCAGCAGTTTTCGTTGTTTCCGTTGAAGTCTTTCAATCAAGAGTCGCAGCCGGCGGACAAATAGAAGGTGTCGATTTCACCAGTACGCCATTCCGTATCGGGAGATCGCTTTTCAATAGAGTCGTTGGGATCTTAGGCCCATACATGGATGTTGAAAGCATGTGTCAATAAATGCCAGCATCAACAATTCTTTCATCGGTTAGACAACCACTTGCAACCGCGTTAGCAGGCGTGGCTGGAAATGTTTACGCATTTGTGCCAGAGTCGGTAATTCCACCAGCTGTGGTATGCGTTCCGGATTCACCATATCTTGAAATTGAAACAATTGGCAAGTCATCTGTTAGATGTCGAGTTAATATGACCATTACAGCTGCGGTTGCATATAACAGCAATCCAGCATCACTCGATAATATCGAGCAATTAATAATGAGTATTCTGGCAGTTATTCCAAATGGATATATTGTCGGAGCGGTCGAAAGACCAACAGTTACACAGGTCGGAGCATCAACTTTGTTGATCTCTGATATCAATGTTTCAACCTATTACACACAAACAAACTAAGGAGTCCAAGTGTCTACCACAGTAATCACGGGCAGAGATGTTACCTTCACTATCGGTGGTAACACTTTCGATGCTCAAGCAACAAGTGCAACACTAACTGGCGAAATGAATCGCCAAACCTACGAAACTTTAGATGGCAAGGCTTTCAAAGTTATCGATAACAACTTTACTCTAGCAGTAGAGATGCTAGCCGATTGGGGCGCAACTGGATCACTTTGTGAGATCCTATGGGGCGTTGCAGAGTCAGCACCAAACACAGCAATCAGCACAGTTTTCACAGCTACAACAGGTGCAGTATTTACTTTCCAAGTATTGCCAATGTGGCCTTCAGCTGGTGGAACTGCACCAGATGCACAGACTGTATCTTTGACATTCCAAGTTATTGGAGTGCCAGCAGAAAACTTCGCTTAACAATTAGAAACGGGAGCACTAATGAAACTACCAATTACAATTGAATATAACTCAGGCGAGCAAGCAACTTACATAGCCCAACCGCCTGAGTGGCAAAAATGGGAACAAAAGACTGGGAACATAATCGGTCAAGCATCTGAAAAGATGGGCATAAGTGATCTTATGTTTTTGGCATATCATGCTCATAAGAGAGAAGCTGCGGGCAAAGCAGTTAAACCTTATGAGATATGGTGCGAAACAGTAATCGATGTTCAAGTCGGTGATGCAAACCCAAAAGCCACAGAGAAGGAAGCCTAAGCCGGTTATTGGTTCAGTTAGCAATAGCAACTCAAATACCAATGAGCGAATGGGTTGATGCAGACGATGTAATGACAGCTATCGAGATATTGGAGCAGAGGAATGGCGAATGACACAATCGCATATAATAAATCCGACCTGCGCGATATTTACAAAGCGTTCAAACTTATGGATGAAACTGCAACCGATGAAGCAAAACGCCAATCTGCTGCTCTGGCGTATTATGCATCTGAAGAAATTAAAGCGGCAGCTGCGAATAGAACAAAGTCAGGCATCGCAGCGAAAAGAATTGCAGATGGCGTTAAGGTCAGCAAGTCAAGCAAAATTGGTGAGTTCCGTTATGGTTTCGCATCACAGAGGTTTTCGGGTGGGGCTACGACTCAAACCTTATGGGGTGGTATGGAGTTTGGATCAAATAAGTTCAAACAGTTCCCTACATATTCTGGAAGGCAGGGCAGAGGTAGTCGAGGATGGTTTATCTATCCAACCCTTCGCAGAATTCAGCCTGAATTGATTAATAAATGGGAAACAGCATTTAGTAGAATTCTCAAGGAGTGGGTCTAATGGCAAGAGATAATAGAACTTTAAAACTATCGATACTTGCCGATGTTGATGATCTAAAAAAGAAACTAGGCGAAGCCGATAAATCGGTAGAAAATAACGCAAACAAAATAAGTGAATTTGGAAAGAAAGCTGCGTTGGCATTTGCTGCTGCTGGTGCTGCTGCCGGCGCATTTGCTATATCAGCTGTTAAAGCTGCTGCTGAGGATGAGAAGGCTAGAAAATCCCTTGAGCAGACAATTAGAGCCAATACTAGGGCTACTGAGGAACAGATCAGATCAATTGATGTTTATATTACTAAGCAAGCAATTGCAACTGCTACCACCGATGATGTTTTAAGGCCAGCCCTATCTCGGTTGATCCGTTCTACTCAAGATGTTACTAAAGCTCAGGAACTTTTAAGCCTTGCTCAAGAAATTAGCGTTGCAACTGGTAAGCCATTAGAAACAGTTACAAACGCATTAGGTAAAGCCTATGATGGGTCAAATACTGCTTTAGGTAAATTAGGTCTAGGAATAGATGCTGCAACCTTAAAAACTAAATCATTTGATGATATTACTAAAGAGTTAAAAACTACCTATGGCGGGTTTATTGCCAACGAATCTACTAACGCTGAATTTAAGTTTAGACAATTAACTATTGCTATGGATGAAGCTAAGGAACAAATAGGAGCAGCATTACTTCCTATTTTTGTCAAATTTGCTGATTATTTAATTCAAAGAGTAGTCCCTAACATTCAGGCATTTATATCTGGATTAACGGGAGATAACTCAATTGCATCAGAAACAGCTAAAGCGACCGAAGGTGCATTTAAATTTGGTGAACAATTACGAGGAGTTATTAAGTTTGTAATTAACATTAAAGATGAATTGATTATATTAGGTGGAGTTATAGCCACAGTATTTGTTGTCAATAAAATTGCAGCATTTGTTACCGCTATTGGAACATTAATTGCAGCCATGAAAACACTTAGAACGGCAGCAGCAGGTGCAGGTGTTGCAACTGCATTTGCTACCGGTGGAGCATCTGTTGGAACAGCAGCAGCAGCATTAGCAGCTGTGGCAGTTACTTATGGATTAAGTCAATTTGCTAGAGGCGCAGACGAAACCGGAGCAGGTGGATCATCATTTGAATATGGTGCAGGAAACCCACAATTTGGTTTGCCAACAGGTGTTGGCGGTGGTTTTGGTGGCGGTTTTGGTGGCGGTGGCGGAGTAACAAGCGGTGGTGGTGGTGGTGCTGGTGGAACAACTGGTGCTCGTAAATCAACAAGCCCAAGTGGAATGTCTGAACTTGAAAGAATGGCTCAACAACAGAGAGAAACTCAACAAAGATTAGATGTTTTGAATAACATAGTTTTTGCAAATGCCCAACCTGACGAGGATCAATTAAGAGCACAAAGATTAGCAGCAATAACAATGGCAGCCATGAGAGCGGAAGATCCAGCAGCATTTGGGATAACAAACAATATCTATGTTTCTAATTCAATAGATCCAGAGGGAACTGCTAGAGCTGTGGCAAATAGCCTTAATAGCCAAGCAGCAAGATCGGTAACTGCGTTACGAGATAGAGTCAATTAATGTCACAATTTACACCAGACTGGAAATTAACTGTCGGTGGGGTTGA